CTTTTAAATTAATATCAAGATTCTGTATTCTTGGATCGTTAGAAATGCTTTTTACAAATTCTCTAAAAGCATTTTGTCTTTCAGCTCCTTTTCTAACCTCTGGTAGTAAAGGAACATCTCCTATTCTTGCTGCTTGTGCAGATATAATATTACCTGCTTTTGATATCTTACCTATACTTATTCCTAAATCATTAGCTATAGATTGAGCATCTGAGTATAAACTTAAAGCTTTTTTATCACCTGGTTTATTTTTTAATGTATTAGATATTTCAATTAATTTATTATCTAAATTTGATTTAAAATTATTTACCCTCTCTGGTATAGGTATTACTTTAATTAATTCGTCGGGGTTTGCTCCTCCTTTTGCTTTGTTTATAAAATCATAAGATAGAGGATGGTCTAATTGTAGATTAATACCTATTTTTTGAAGTTCAGAATTTAATTTTTTAAATTTACCAATTTTTTTTAAAGCTTTATCTAATTTTTTAGGTTGATTTTTATAAGCCTCTGAAACTAAATCTTCTATTTGTCTAGTATATAAATCTTTATAACCCGGAACTGCTCTAATTTTTTCTTTTAAAACATTTAATTCTTTAATTGAAAAATCTTTGTAAACAGAACTTGGTTGATCAATACCCGCAGACCTGTTTCTCATCGCCTCCAATGTTCTTAAATACATATTACTTAATAATGTTTCTGCATTTTTTACACGTTGTGAACCGCCCACTAATTTTTGAAGTTCTTTTATAGATGGTTTTTCAGTCTTGTTTAAATAATCAATAACTATTTGGTGTGCATCAAAAATAGTATTTTGCATACCTTTTAACTTACCAGCTTTTTTATATTTTTTTAAATAGGTAGGATCTACATTTGCACCAACTTTTACTTCACCAACAGTTGGGTTTCTATTATTTTCTTTTATAAAATTATCTATGAAATTTTGTGCCCTTATAATTGTTTTTTCAGCTTGGCTATATGGTTTTAATTTTAAAGGTATTAAGCTTTTGTCTCTTTGAATTACTTTATAAATTGTAGAAGTTGAAATAGTCCCATCTCTTTTATCTATAAAACTTTTTGAAGAATCTGGAAATTTTTGTATTATATCTCTTGCAAGGGCCTCAGCATCAAATCTACCTCCTTTAGGAAGTTTTCCTAAGACTTCTCTTATGTAAGAACTTGGTCCTGTTTTTGCTATTGGCCTGCCTCCTTTGCTAGGTGGATTGTCTTTCATAAATCTATTGATCGCTTCTCTGTCCACAACTTCTTTTTTTGGTTCTGGTTGAGGTATTTTATCTGCTGTGGTTACTACGTTGTCATCAAATAAATTTGTAAGTTCTATAATCTTATCTACTAAATCCATGCTATTCTCCTAGCATGTCAGCTAAACCACCTGATGCATTTTCTTTTCTACCTTTTGTTTGAAGGTTTTTGATAAGTTGTTCCATCATCATAACATCTTTTTCACCAGCTCCTGCTGGCACTGGTGATTTAAAAGATCCTTCAGGGAACATCATTTTAACAGCTTGATCTCCATAACCAGGAGAAGCTTTATTCATGGATGCCGCTAAGTCGGCTTTTGATTTATCAAAGGCTAATCTTGACTCAATCATATCTCTAATATTTTCCATCATCTCAACTCTTTTACCCGTCATTGTTTCTTTTAATTTTAAATATTCAGATTTAGACATAATTCTTTTAGCTGAATCTGGTAATAATCTATAATTTGTTATATTTAAATATTCCGATGGACTGATACCTTTTTCTTTTGCAAGGTTTTTAATTACGGCTTTAAAAATTCCACCACCAAATATAAATGGTATACGACCGCCCTCTGCTTTTTTAATTGATGTTGCTTCTTCTCCAGCTTCTTCTATAATTTCTTTTTGAATCACTTCATCTATAGCATCAGCTCCTGCCTCTGTTCCGTCTTGGTCAAACTCCACTCTATATTCTTCATACTCAGCAGCTTCGTTGGTTGTTTTCTGTGTTTCTACATCAACGTCTTGTTTAGGAGCTTTATATTCCATAACAGTTCTATCTTCTATAACATCATAACTACCCTCTTCATAAGACCTTCCGCCTATTTTATCTTTTGTAATTTGTGCATCACCTGTCGTAATATCTTCTGTTAAGGTATACTCATCACCATTCTTACCTGTGTAAGAATATTCATCTACTCTATCCGATGGCCCTATTTTTGATTTTTTTCCAAACATTTTTATTTTTGTCATAAGATCAAAA